CATTGATGGCCCAGCGCGAGCGATGTTGCAAAAATAGTACTACATCGCTTCGGCACAGTATGTTGCCATACTGCGTAGGGCTACGCTAATTAAAATTGTGACCTAAAAACCCCGGATCGCTCCGTAGGAAAAATTCAATCACGAATTTCAAATACGGCGCAGTCCAGGAACTATAGTTCCCCCATTCGGCCACAGAATGGTAGATTGATCTTGACGGCTAGCTCAATCTTTAAAAGCTATATTTTCTGTAACGGGGTGTCTATCCCCGCGAGTCTCCACTTAAAAGGGTGAACTGGATTCATAATACATACGAGGCAATCCAGTGAAGAAGTAGGTTTGAAAGTCTTCGCCTGCTGATACAAAAACATCATAAGTAGTTGTATTAGTACCATTGCCTGAACCGTTATACCAAATACGATAATCCCAAGCAGAATCGAATCCTTGCTTGGTCGTATAGTTCTCAGTTTTACCGGGAGAAAACCGGTATTCACTGTAATATGGTATTTCAAACTCTAACGCTCCATTCACCTGGTTAGTTGTCAAAACCATTCCTCGTGTACCAGGCATCACTTTGTCACTCTCGGGCATGTTACCACTCGAACCTAATTCCCAGGTGGTTATCATATCTCGCCTAGCTGATTTGAGTGAACTATATGTGTCCATAGACTGAAGAGTAAACTCATAAGCAGGCGCATCCGAAACCCGTGGTGCACGTTGCACGTCAATTCTATCAGCGATATGCTGATGACCACGCGGTACTAATTTGTATCGGATGGACCCTCTGCTACCAGAATATGCACTACGAACCCAATGAAGTAATATTGTGTTTACATAGTTATACTGTTCAGAGGTCAGAGTTGAATCTACTGCACCACTCACGCTTCCACGCAGATAAGGAAAAGATGGAAAACGCCCCGAAACAATCACCTCTACGTTATCCAATTTTGGAATAGTGTTCCATAATGAATATCTCTTCAGCATTGTTCTAAAGGACGTTATAGCTTCTCCAAAGAACACCTTATTTAAATTGGGATCCTCGGCAGGTGGCAAACCAATGATAGTGGTCTGTGACTGCTGGGGAGCATCCAATTCATCTGTGTTCTGACTCTCTGGCACAATTTCACCAGCCTGAGTTTCGAGGACTACTTCTTTTTCTTTCTCCTTTAGATCACCAGGAAGATCTGGTATTGGTTTCAACACAAATCGTTGAAAATAATCATCTGGAGCTGCAACCTCGAAATCGTCACCCATTGAGACAAATACATTGATTTCAATATCGTTTGTCACTGTACTATTTGGGGTAGTAAGCTCATTCACGATAAATACACCAATGACACCATTTCCTTTACCTTTAGATGTAAATCTACTGGTACCATATAATTCCGTGACACTATCCTGTCCTGGTAAATGGTGATCTAGGAAACTCTTCGCTTGTCCATTACCAATTTCGATAGTAAAATCTTGCTCTTCAGCGATATCTACAATCTTAAGGTAATTGGTATTGTATTCAGAAAATCCTAAATAATTATTGTCTGCAATAAAGTTGGGGTCATACACAACCTTAATACGTCCCTTATGAAAACTTGAACAAACAATCTGAAACCTAAATTTCATTGATCCTTTCCAATATTGGAATGGCAAAGCTGCCATACAACAAGCTGGAAAATGAAACGAAACTGGAGGTCCAGTGTTCTGAGCCCAAGTACAGGGATCAAGGCGAGCATTCCACAACAAAGTGTCGGGAGCAGTCCCAATA